TAGGCAACCTTGAAGACGACAAGCCCCGTTTGGAGATATTATGATTGAAGAAAATGCAAATCCTTACAACATGAAAAAAGATTGGCATCAAGGAAAGGATAAACCTTTTGTTGACGCAGACAGTATCTTTTTTGATGAGAGTCAAGCTCAGGCTACCTCCAGTGAAACTGAAGCCCCTGCAGAAAAAACAGACTCTAAGGAAGTCAACTACAAAAAAAGGTACGATGATCTTAAGAAGCATTATGACCAGAAAGTTTCTCAGTTTAAACAACGCGAAGAAGAGCTAATAGCAGAAGCAAAAGCTAGTGCTCCTAGTTACAAAGCTCCTAAGAGTGTTGAAGAAATTGAGCAATTTAAACAGAAATATCCTGACTTGTATCAGACAGTAGAGACTGTAGCTCACTTACAAAATGAGCAACAGCTTCAAGATATTCGATCTGAACTGGTGACACTTAAGCAGCGTGAGGCAGACATTGCTCGCAAAGAAGCCGAAGCTGAGCTTAAAGCTCGTCATCCAGACTTTGAAGATATTAGAGCTGACGATAATTTTCATGAGTGGGCAAAAACTCAGCCAAAGGAAATTCAAAGTTGGATATATCAAAACTCTAATAATGCCAATTTAGCTTCTCGTGCAATTGATTTGTATAAAATGGAAAATGGAATTGCAATTCAATCAACCAAAACTCTGTCCAAAAAGAAGGCTAACAATGCAGCTGATATGGTTTCAACTAAAACAAAAACCATTGATGCTCGTCAGCCTAAAATATGGACAGAACGGGAAATTGCCCGCATGTCCGTTGCTGAATTTGATAAATACGAAGATGATATTAATCAAGCAATCAGTGAGGGGCGGGTTATTAAATAACTTTTGTCTTTTATTGAGGTGATTAAAAATGGCTAATAATGTTTCAGACCAGTACTTCGAGCCGAGTACGGATACCGATGCGAACTTTGCGAACTCCGTAGCAGGTCAAACTAACTCGTTCTTCCTTCCTGCCGTCTATAGCAAGAAGGTACTGAACTTTTTCCGTAAGGCTTCTGTAGCAGAGGCTATCACAAATACGGATTATGCAGGTGAGATTTCTGCTTTTGGAGATTCTGTAAGGATCATCAAAGAACCAACAATTACTGTTTATCAGTATGAGCGTGGTCAAGATATCACTCAGACTAAGTTGACAGACCAAGAGGTAACTCTGGTTGTTGATACAGCGAATGCTTTCAAGTTCATCGTAGATGACATTGAATCAAACATGTCTCATGTTAACTGGCGTGAGGTTGCAGCCTCTTCAGCTGCATACTCTCTGAAGGATGCTTTTGATGCAAATATTCTGAGCAAAATGAAAGCAGGTCTTTCTGCTTCTAGCCCAGACATGATAATTGGTGCTGATGCGGCAGTAGGCAGCGGCGGTGTAGGTGAGACTACAGCTTCTGTTGACCTTGGTACTGCTTCTGAAGTTGACCCTCTAGATCTTATGGCTCGTATGGCTCGTCTCCTTGATGAGCAGAACGTACCAGAAGAAGGTCGTTGGTTTGTAGCTTCTCCTGAGTTCTACGAGGAACTGTCTCAGACTGATTCTAAGTTGCTCTCAGTAGACTACAACGGTGGTCAGGGTTCTATCCGTAACGGTCTTGTAAGTTCTGGTAAGCTTCGTGGCTTCAGCATGTACAAGTCTAACAATATGCCTGCAGCAACTACTGCTACTGGTATTGTGTTGGCAGGTCACATATCTGCAGTTGCAACGGCTCAGACTATCGTTAACACTGAAGTACTACGCGATCCCACTTCTTTTGGTGATATCGTTCGTGGTCTGCATGTTCACGGTGTTAAGGTTCTGCGTCCAGAAGCTCTATCTGGTGCTTATTACACTATCGACTAATAATCGAGGAGAAAGGGGGTGGGAAACTGCCCCCCTATCTTTTATGAGACAAAAAAGAATTGTTATAAAATCCCGCAACAAACAAAATGGTCGGCCTAGAAAAATAAACCAAGAAAAGTATAACGAATCTTGGGAAAGAATTTTTGGAGGAAAGACTGATGTACGACAAGAAAAAAATGATGAAAAGCAGTAAAGCCAAATACACTTATGGTGGTATGGCTAAAAAGAAAATGAATATGGGCGGCTATGTAACTGAAAAAGGTTCAACACAGCCTGTATACAAAGAGGCAATGCCTAAAGCTAAAGGTTGCTAACAAATGGCTACAACGTTTCTTCAGCTAACAAACGAATTGCTCAGAGAGTTAAACGAAGTTCCTTTGACTTCTAGTAACTTCTCTTCAGCTATTGGAATTCAAAAACATGTGCAGGATTGTATTAATCGTGCCTACGCTGACATTGTTACTGAAGAACCTAAATGGCCTTTTCTTGCAGTAGCTGAAAGCGGAACAACAGATCCTATGTATGGTAATGTTTCTGTATCTACTACTGCAGGAACAAGATGGTATGAATTAAAAGCAGCTAGTGATAGTGTTGCTAATGACTATGGTGCTATAGATTGGGAAAACTTTTACATTACTACTGTAGGAGTTGATGGCGAAACTGCACCTTATGTAACTCGTAACTTGCGTTTTATGTCTACAGAAACTTGGAAAGACTTTAGACGCACACACGAGAACGATGACGATGCTGATACTCAGAACTGGGGAGAACCGAATGCAGTTATCCGCAGTCCTGATGGACGTAACTTTGGATTAAGCCCTATCCCCAAGAAAGAATATAAAGTTTGGTTCTTTGCTTGGAATCAGCCCACAAGACTTTCAGCTTATACTGATGAAGTTTTATTTCCTGATATGTATACGAATGTGCTTATTGCAAAAGCTCGTTATTACATGTGGCAGTTTAAAGAAAATCCTCAAGCAGCTGCTTTTGCTATGGAGGATTATAAAAAAGGATTAAGAAGCATGCGAGAAAATCTTCTTGATTCTCCTATTAGTTATATTAAAGATGATAGGATACGGTTCGTATAATGTCTCAGCCTTTTGGATTTTCGTGTAAGGGTGGTTTAAACACCAACTTAAACGAGTTTGATATGCTCCAACAGCCCGGAATGGCTAAAGAGCTTTTAAACTTTGAAGTTCACCCTGACGGAGGCTACAGACGTATAAATGGCTATAGTCATTATGGTACTACTCGTCCAGAAGCCGATACAAGAGTACATGGAGTAATACCTTATGCTCTTGGCGTTGTAGCTTGTGTAGGTACTAGTGTTTATTATTCTGAAGACGGTACAACATGGCTGCAAATAAATAAAAATACTGGGCATGCAGGAGTTATACAAGCTGATTTAGCAGCTCTTGCAGAACTAGATAGGCCTAATCAAGGTCAAGCTCAGTTTGTAATTATGAGAGCGCCTACTGGACATACAGATAGTGCTTATGGTTCTTTAACCATTGCAACAGGCGCAGACAAACTAGGTCATTTTCATATTGATGGTACAGGAGCTACTCGTAAATTTATTTATCAAGAGATAGCCACTCCTGCTGCCGGAAAATATGTAGAGTTACTTGATAGACACCTTTGTGTTGTAGATACAGAAAATGCACCGAGTACAGTCTATTACAGTAAAACTAATGATGATAGAGATTTTACAGGCACTGGTTCAGGATCAGTAACTATTGCAGACAGAATTACAGGAATAAAAAGTTTCCGTGGTTCTTTATTTATATTTTGTGAAAATACAATTCATCGTTTAGATAATATTAATGACTCAGCAAATACATCAGTTGTCCAAATTACTAACAACGTTGGATGCCTCAGCGGTTATAGCATTCAAGAAATCGCAGGAGACATTTTGTTCCTCGCTCCTGATGGACTTAGGCTTGTTGCTGCTACTGCAAGGATTGGTGATGTTGAATTAGGATCAGTATCTAGACAAATACAAGCTTTAATATCTGATGTAACTAGTAATATTTCAGACTATACAATTAGCAGTGTTGTTCTTCGAAATCGTTCGCAGTATAGATTATTTTATACAGGAGCAGGATCAGACATTAATGCTTCAAGAGGTGTTTTAGGAACATTAACACCTAATGGATTTGAATGGTCTGAAGTTAAAGGTATACAAGCTCCGGCTATTTATTCAGAATTTGATGCTTCTGGAGAAGAAAAAGTTTATCACGGTGACAATTTAGGATACATCTACAATCATGATACAGGTAATAACTTTTATCAAGATGCTGTATCCAAAACTATTAATGCTTATTATAAAACTCCTAACTTAGATTTTGGAGATGCGGGAACTTTAAAAACTTTAAAATATGTAAAGATTTCCTTTGGGCCAGAAGGAACTATAGAACCTTATTTAAGAGTAAGGTATGACTATGAAGATCCCACTGTTCCTCAGCCTAATGATTATGCACTAGAAGGAATAAGAATACCTTCTACTTTTGGATATGCTATTTTTGGAACAGATTCATTTGGAGGGTCTCTAGATCCTACATCTAGGAATACTATAGAAGGAAGTGGACACACAGTAAGTTTCCGCATTTTTAGCGAAGACAATAGCGCACCTTATTCGATAAACGGTTTATATATTAATTATACCCCTGCGGGTAGGAGATAATAATGGCGGGGACTACCTACACCAGACAAAGTACATTTATTGATGGCGATGTGATCAATGCATCTCTATTTAATAATGAGTATAACCAATTAGAAAATGCTTTTATATATGCCGCTACAGGTACTACAGGCCATCAACATGATGGTACAAATGGTCAAGGCGGTAATATTTATATTATTGGTGATCAAGATTTTCTAAATAAAATTGAAGTTGACAGCAGCAACAATCGATGGGGCTTTTATATTTCTGTTGGCGATGTTGCTGTAGAACAAATTAGATTACAAGATGGTGCTATTGTTCCTGTAACTGATAATGATATTGATTTAGGCACAAGCTCTTTAGAATTTAAAAATATATATATTGATGGCACTGCGAATATTGATACTCTCGCAGCAGATACTGGTAGCATTACTGGAGATTTTTCTGTAGGAGGAAATCTTACAGTCACAGGCAATGCAACAATTAATGGTAATCTTACGTTTGGTGATGCTGCTACAGATACAGTAGCTTTTAGTGCAGACATAAATAGTTCTATAATTCCTGAAACTGATAATACTTACGATTTAGGAAGTGTTACACAGGAATGGCGTAACCTGTACATCGATGGAACTGCCAACATTGATTCTTTGGTTGCAGACACTGCTGACATTAATGGTGGTACAATTGATAGCACTGCTATAGGTTCTAGCACTGCTTCAACTGGTAATTTTTCTACACTATCAATAAATGGTACAGCTATTACAGCAACAGCTGCAGAGCTTAATGTTCTTGATGGGATTACCGCAACTACTGCGGAATTAAATTATACCGATGGTGTTAACGTCAACATTCAAACTCAATTAAATACTAAAGCTCCTATAGCTTCTCCTACCTTTACTGGTACTGTAACAATACCAACAGTAGATATAAATGCAGGTGCTATAGATAATACTACTATAGGTGCTACAACTGCCTCTAGTGGTAATTTTTCTACATTGTCTATTAATGGTACTGCAATAACTGCTACTGCCACAGAAATAAATTATCTTGATGGTGTAACATCTAATATTCAAACACAGATAGATGCTCTTCAAGATTCTGATGCAGACTTAACAGCTATTGCAGCCTTAACTCCTACTGACGGTGTTTTTATTGTAGGCGATGGTTCTACATGGGTAGCAGAGTCTGGCGCTACAGTAAGAACTTCTTTAGGCCTTACTATTGGTACTGATGTTGCACCTATAGCCTCCCCAACCTTCACAGGCACAGTGACAATCCCTGCGGCTACTGTAACTGGTGATGTTTCTTTTGGTGATAATGACAAGGCTACGTTTGGTGCGGATAATGATTTAGAGATTTATCATAACGGTACAGACAGCATTATAAATGATAATGGAACTGGCTCGTTAAAGTTTCAACTGGGAGGAAGCACAAGGCTAGAAACAACCCCCATAGGAATAGATGTAACTGGTTTTATTTCTACAGATGGTTTAAACACTTCTGGCGACATTAATGTTGGCAGTTCTAAGGCTATTTTTGGTACTA